AGTCCCAGTTCATACTTTGTGCCCAAAGGCATACTGTATGATTTTATCAAAAAAACCAGGAACTGTCACGAACTATGGTATAAGTGACAAATGTTTACCAATGCTTTCTGTTGCTTATCAATAGTTGAGTTTTCGCTTATTTTTATTTAAAATCATTTCCGTTGATTTTCGTCATTTTTTTAAATCGTATTCATCTTCGTATTCATTTTCATACTCACCTTTGCCCGTATAGTTGAGAAGGCTGCAATTTAGTTCTAATAGTTTACAAAAGAATCAGTGAGTAATGTCACTGTATTTTTCTTTGCCTTAAAAGGAGTACTACTTTCAGGAAGACACCTAAATATGACTTAGAAACTGACAAAAAAGCCACCTGATTGGGTGACTTCTTTAGGGAGATTATTATGAAAAAGGTAAAATAAAATCTTATTAAATCAACGCTTTTGGAGGGTATCCCCTCCAACTCCCCGACCTCTGGACAAGGTCTATTTTTTTTTGAAAAAATTTAAAAAAACTTCATCAAAACACTTGACTTTCTCGGTGTACCGTGATATAATATAATCAAGATAAGGAAAGGAGGTGAGGAAGTTGAACAAAGAAGATTGGCTTAGGTTACTTGAAAAGGCGATAGATAATATCCCTGAAACAGTAACTGCTATAGCAAGTCTGGTGACTGCAATAACAGTCGCAAGGCAAAACAAAAAGCGTAAACCCGAATCCCGCAAAAGAAAAAGGTAAACGCTAAGAGGTGGGGGCGAAAGCCCCTCACACCTCTATTTTATCAAATGAAAAGAGGAAAAGCAATGGTTAGTGCAATAGCTATTTTTATAATTGTGATCAATGTATATATCTATCTAAAAAATAAAAAGGACAAATAATATGAGAAAAGTTATTCAAGAATTACTTAACAGTTCTATTTCTACATCTGCTATTTCACAAGGTGCTGGTGTGCCATGGACTACTGTTTCTGATCTCAGAAAAGGAAAAACAAGTATGGACAAAATGGCACTTCTCACAGCAGAAAAACTTTATGAATTTGCTACAGCTGATAAGCAGTGATTTCGGTCACTGCTTTTATTATTGCAAACAAAAAACCGCAAGCCTGAGCCTGCGGTGAAAGAACATTTTAGAAAGTTTCCTTTCGTTTTATTTTGTAGTAATGAGCCCGTTAGGCTCAACAGTAAACTCTGGCTTATCTGCCATGCTGCCGTCTGGTTTGAGGTAGTACCAGCCTTTTTTATCAGCTGACTGGATAAAAGCATTTGATACCATCTCTCCTTTTTGGTAATCGAGATAGTACCAGTGCTCCTTATACTTGACCCAACCAGTGGCCATCTTGCCATCTTCTTTGAAGTAATACCACTTGTTACTGATAAGTACCCAACCAGTGGCCATTGCGCCATTTGGTAGCAAGTAATACCAGTACCCATCTGAATGCTTGTGCCATGAGTTAGCCTTCATGTAGCCATTGCTGTCAAAGTAATACCAGGCATTATTAATTTTCTGCCATTTATTCGTTGGATAAGAACCATCTGCATTGACATACCACCAACCAGTTGAATTTTTCTTCCAACCTTCCTGATTACCCTCATTATCAAGCATTTCTTGGACAGTCGAGCCAAGGGATTGATAATGCTTGATTTTAGCAATCACATAGTCACGCAAGCTGTCATTGTATCCGCCGTGCAATTCAAGGGAACGAGCAGGGCATGAGGTGCTTGAAAACTCGTTATGAAACTTGATGTTGCTATAATTTGGAGTATCACCGTAGTAGGTCATGTCTTCGGCCATTTGGCGCAATACCATGTTTTCATTTTCGATAAACTCGGCATCTGATGCGCTTAACTGCTGGCATACTTCGTAGCTAAGAGAGTTCATGTTAGCATCGTAGTTAGCAGCAGACCACGAACCATTGTATGTGTCTTCGACTCGCACAATTGCATCTCTTGTGATGTAGTAATGAGCAAAACCAAGTTCAGACTGGCCATTGTCATATCGTTCTTGGAGCCATTCGATATAGGCCTTTGCACTTTTTGAACCAGCATCATTATGTAAAACATAATATTTTGGTCGCTCAGTTGGCCGGGAGCCTGAAATTCCATTAAAAATTGTATGATTAATGATTTCTACCATCATTACTCTCCTTTCCAGGTATCATTCATCAGCTTGACCGCTGACTCGACAAATGTATCGAGGTCCTTGTCAGTCATGCTAATGTTATATTTGGTAAGCTCTGCACGGATTTTATCACGAGCCTGTTCCAGCTTCTCCTCACCTTTATATCCGGTTTCAGAAGCGACCTGCTCAACAGCGTTGACCGCATTTTTGGCCAAGATTTCAACGATTTTGATGGTTCTCTCTCCACCTTTTTGAACCAGGTAGTCCTTGACTGCCTTAACTGTTACCCCTGCTAAAATAACAAGGATGCTGATTGCTCCATTTGTGATAATTTCATTAATCTGTTGCATTTGTATTTTCCTCCGCAATTTCTAAATTTACAAATTTATTAAACAGGGCATCTATGCGCCCATTCCCACCTAGTTTTTTGTAACTTGAGTGCATTTTGTGGATAATATCCGACTCGTGAACACTTGTATAACCTCGCTTGAGAGCTACAGTAATATCACGCTCCAGCCGTAGATACATAGTAGCTAGATGTGCTTCATCATGCACAGCAAGCTTGTTGTTGATTTCAGTTATATTTTGCTTGTTCTCCTCACCGATTGCATGGATAGTGCTCAATTCACCTTTCAACTCCTTGAACTGTTCTTGATTGAGATTTCCTGCTTTACTTGCTCGCATCCCAAACCAACCAGTAGCGATGACACCGATAGTAGGAGCAAGTTGAGTGATCGCATGTATTATTTTCTCGATTATTTCAGACCATGACATAAAATCCCCCTTACTCAATACGTGGCATGACCACGGTCAATACACCTTGCTGTAGCATCTCAGCAAGAGCCTGGTCCTTGTATGTATAGCCCTCATTAGCCTGCATCTGAAACTTAAAGATAGTCTTGGTTCCACTTGGCCATTTGGCATTATTTTCAAATGGATAAGGCATGGCAATGATGTCTCCATTTGAGTAGCGTGTACTCTTGACTAGTGGCTTAACAAATGCTGCCACCTTGCCATAGGCGTTGGTAGGCATACCTCCATTTTGAGATACTGCCAAGGCAATCAAGACCTCAGTGATAGCTGATACCGTGTCCAAGTTTTCCTTGTTTTCGGTTCCAGCTTGTTCTAATCTAGCAGCCATTTCTTTATTTTGTTTTAGCTGCTCATCTACTTTATTGAATTTTTCATTTTCAGCACGCTGTGGAAAATTCTCTTGATAATGAGCCTCAAGAGCTAACTCAAAGAGTTCAGTATTAGACAAGCTGATTTTATCAGCCGGTAACAAAATAGGTACGATAGCACCGCTTGAGTTAACCAGCGTGACTTTGGTGGTGGACGCTGTTCCACTGCCGTCATATTCCAAGGACTTTGTCCCATATTCTAGTTTCATATTTCCTCCTTTTAAAATTATTATCTGATTTTTTATGTAGGTTTTTTTACGGTTTTAAGGGTAAGGATCATTTGTAATATAAGTTATTGTACCTGTCCAATATTTATTTCCTGGTGATTTACTTGTCAGACGGATTTTACCATCTGAGGCAAGGTGTAAGATAGCCGTTCCAGTTACTGTTGAGTCAGACAATCCTTGTAAAACCAAGTTAACCTCTTGAGCTGGTCTAAATCCAGCTGGTATTGTTTCTTTGACTTCTCGATAGTCTGAAATTGTGGCAATGTCTGCGATTTTTCTTTCGGTTGAAATTGTGACAAGATTGCCATTTCTTGTTACGTTGCCGTTAATGAACCAACCTAGCTCAATTTTCCTCTTGACTGTTTCTTGAACAGTAGCAATCTCTTTCCATTGAGATGGACTCCATCTACTATTATTGTTGTAAGTCCTAAAGAAAAATCTATTTGAGGTTAACCCTGTGAAAAATTGCACACCTTTCCAACTGTCAAGCCAAAAATTTTGATACAGACCCCAGTCGCCATTTCTACCTGTTGGATTGTCATCGTATTTACCAGACCTCCACCCGAACTCCGTGCCTTGCTTATTCCAAACATCATTCCATTGAGCACTACCTCTACCTAGGCCTCCATTATTATCAGTCAGCTGATATTGCTGTATGGGCTTGTTGTCTGCGTAGATGTTGCCCTTGACATCAAGAGCGCCTTGCTCCCTGATTTTGTTGATACCGACACCTGAACGGTCATAAGAGAATACCACGCTTTCAGTGGCCACGTTGACCATAAACTCAGTACGAGTGAATTTGTCCTCAAGGATACCAATGACAACCCATGACTGATTAGCTAGATAATTCCCTGAAAGATTAGCCCGTGAATTGACTAGACTTGAAATACTTGACCAGGTACCAGTCGCTTGACCATTGTCAACTGAAAAAGCATTAGTTCCTAGTCTTGCAACCTTGAAAGTCAAAGTCATTGTGTTCTTTTGACTTCCTGATACAGTCAGAGGGGCTACTTTGGCGTTTCTAGTGACCGTCAATGTGCTAGAGGTTGACCCTGTCCTTGCTATGCTAAAGCTAAGAGCTGGAGCAAAATACTCAAGCACTGTGACAGATACCTCTCTAGTATCAGACCAACGCCCACGGCTATCAGATACTCTTGCTCTGATTTTGATTGTGCCGTGGTAGTTCATAATACCAAGACTGCCACCATTTGAACTCGTAGACTGGTTTTTACCAACAATTTCAGCATAGTATCCAGTGATGGATGAGCCGTAGGAACCAACTGCACCATTAAACCCTACCTTGATGTTAGAGATGACCTGAATGAACGTATCAGCTTTAGGGATAAGGTTCTGAGCAGAACCATTCAAGTCTGACAATGAAATCCCTGTGAAATCAGGCTTGATATTAGCTGGCACGCTTGCCGTGAATGTGGTTGACTGTGTGCCTGTCTTAGTAGAACCTGAATAGGTATCTACGTAGATAGCCCCTGTTCCACTAGCAGAGTTTGGGATATCGTTGGCAAAGTCAATAGGGATTGTCCAGCTAGTGGATGTGTCTACATTGCTTGCAATCGTTCCTGACTTGCCAGCCCAGGAATAGCGAACCGTGTGCTTGAAGCTCGGATTTTGACGGTTGATGTTGATAGTGATTGTACTACCAATGACACCAACACCTACCCTAACAGAGCTTGAGCGTGGGATAGTAGTCAAAGTGAATGAGTTACTGCTGAGCGTTAATGTTCCAGGCGACCATCCACCACCTCCACTGAATGTAGCGGATAAGCTAAACGTTTTTTTACCATCATTCTCATGTCTGATTGTTACTGTTCTATCAATCAGCATAATTGAGCTATTTTGACTCAGCATTGATGGGCGACCTGACCAGCTCAAAGTCTGACCATCGACAGTTACAGAGGCAGTACAGTCATAATCTGAGAATGTATGAGCACCGTTTGTCAGAGCAAGTCTTACCCTCACTTGACTGCTATTGTCAGATATATTTTGAGAAACCTGGTCTACCCACAGTCTGAGATAATAGCTCCTATCATTATTTGACCAAAATTCAGCCATCATGCACCTCCTACATATCTAATCACGTTCATGTCTGCATTGAGATGGTACTGTTCCTCTCGATACCGTCCAATTTGCACGGTTTTAGAAAAGATACCATTTTCAATATGTATAACCCCTTGAGAGATATACATAACCTCAATCCCTGATGAAAACATTGAAATCCGTCCATTCGGACTAAACAGCATACTAGATGAACCGTCATTCTTACCAATGACTAACCCCTCATTTGATGAGCTCATGTAAGTATCAATGAAATTCCAGCGGTCAGACAATTCTCCTAAGTCTTTAGCGATATTAGAGACACGCTGACTAGCTGAAATCAAATCTTTCTCTGCTTGAACTCTAGCCGTTTCATTGGATTTAACAAAATCCTGATAAGCTTTAATCCAATTATCAAGTGTGTCAGCGCTAGCCTTGGCCTCTAACTCAGCTTGAATAACTCCAGCCTTTTCATTGAGAGCGTTGAGCTGTTCTTGAGTTAGACCTTGGTCGGCTTTAGAGTCTAATTGTTTTTGAGTCTCTGACCAGTGAGGTTGCCAGCTCGTCATTGGTATGGCTCCAACTGTTAAAACGGCCCAATCAGCATTACCAATCCCTTCGAGTTCTGCAGTGAAGAATGATACAACATCTCCAGCGTTAAGGTTTTTTTTGGATGTAAAAGTAGCGCTCCAAACATCCAACTCAAAGCTATATGATAGCTTTATCCACTGCCAATTATCGCTAGGATTTTCACGAATTCCAAAAATAAGTGTACTATTGTCACTCCTCCACCATTTAACGCTTAAAGTGTACTGCTTACCAGATTTTAAGGGTTCAGCCAAGACGAAGTCTTGCTGATGTTTATTTCTCCATCCAGTATTTGAGTCAAGTAAAATGTTACCTGATTGCTCTGTCGTCCCAAATAAAGCTGTCCACTTATAACTTCCAGGATCCTGACTATCTGCCTCAGTGAAATCCGTTAGCGTACCTAAATAGCGCTTGTTAGTACTATCAGAGGTGCTAAAATCAGTACGACCATCAGCGGAGTTAGCCCAGGCTCGGTGAAAGTATGGAGTCCGTCCATCTGCTCCAGGCTTACCTGGAATACCTTGAGGGCCGTCCTTACCATTTAAGCCATCTGAACCTCTCCATCTCGTCCAGCGATAGTCGGCAGGATTGACGCTGTCTGTTGAGTTGAAATCAACATAGACTCCTATATAGGTCTTGTCAGCGTTAGTCTGGCTAAATCCACTACCTGAGATAGTATCAGCATAAGCTATATGAGTGTACTGTGTACGTCCATCAGCTCCTTTAGTTCCTGGAATACCTTGGTCACCTTTGGCACCTTGCAAGCCTTGGAGTCCTTGTAAGCCACGTTCTCCACGCTCACCTTTCTCCCCTCGGTCTCCTTTCGGACCTATTGCTCCCTGTGGTCCAGTGTCTCCTTTCGGACCTTGTAGCCCATCCGATGTATTAATGAGAGTCAACTGCTCAGAGGCTACCTCTTTGTTATCCACCCATGCTGACACCGTCAAAACCATCTTTTGATTGATGTCAGAGGCTCGGACAATGTAACTAGAGCTTGTAGCTTTGATTACACCATCCACCACCCAACGCCATCCGCTGTGGATGACCTTGTTCCCTCGCATTAAGGTAGGGGTCACAATGGTCTGGCCTTGGCCATTTTTAAAGGCTATACCGTTATCAGTAGAAAGTTTGATTGTGTAGGGTTTTGACGCCTCAAAAAGTCGCTCGAAAGCTGCTTGAATGCCATCCGATAACTTGTTTTCAAGTGCCTTGAAATTAGAAAAGGTAGTTTTGTTGCTTGATGGATTCGTAAAGCTAATTTTCTGCTCAGAGACCCGTGCTTTTATTATTAAAGCTGGACTAAATCCATCATCATAAATCTGGATTGTGTCCCCGATTTCTACATCCACAAAGCCATCTACTTCATAGGTGATGGCTGGGTAGCAATGTTGCTTTAATTTTAGGTAAGCAAGCCGTCTCAATTCATTTGGCTCATCCGTGTCAAAGTCGAAGTCTCGTCTTGTCCACTGATCCTCAGCTGTTGCTGAAGTAAAAGTTGAGGGATAGAGTTGCATAGATAAAGGTGCGTACAGTTGTTGCCCTCTTTGGTAAAACTCTAATTCTCCCCTCTCGTTTTTGATAGACCAATCGCCCAAGTTTTCAATAGTCAGAACCTCTTTTTCAGGTTCGGTTTCTTTCTCTTTTTTCTTAGGAGGTTTTATGATTCGTTTCTCAGTATTAGATGGTCCGCCTTTCTTACTGGTCGTCACAGTTTGTTCGATAGATCCATCTGAACGAGTTGTTGTGGTCGTTGTAATGCGTGTTTTATCAGCCAATTTTGTGACTTTCGTGTGGACAATAGTCTTACTCTTTGTCCCGTCGGATGCTGTGCGAATGATCGTTTCAGTTGTCGAACCATCCGCATTTTTAACTCTCTGACTAGATAGATGACGTTCTCCACTTTCTTCTACTTCCACGGTCGGCATTTTACCGGTTGGTCGAATTGTATTGAAAATACCCGTTTTATCCACTTTTCGGGTGATAGAACTAATATTTTTACCGTATTTTAAAACCACATCATTCCTGATGCGACCAACTCCTTGGTGTGTATCATCGTGTTCGTGATATATGTTTACAGTAAATTTCTTAATCGTGCTATCTGCTTTTAATTGTGTATCAAATTCAATCTCAGCATTGAATTGTTTTGCAAGATTAAGCAAGCGAGCAAGTTTTGTTTCTTGCGTCGTCCACTCAATGATGCGTTGCTGGTCTGAAATCTCGTTAATTCCAATAGTGAGATGAGCATAATTTAGTAAATCCATCTCTGTGCAATATTCTGCAAAAGTCATCGCTCTCGTGGCTTTGTACGGGTTTACTAACTCATTAATCAATTCAAGATTGAGATTCTCACAATAGCATTTGATTGTCTGCTCGTTCTCTTCCACCGACATCACATTAAAGAGATAGGTACGTCCATTGTGTCGGAACGACACCCAAGCACGTTCGTTTAGATGCTGGTAGGCCTTTGATGAAGCTGTGTCTGATTGAATTGCTTTTTTAAAGACTGTAAACTCAAAAGTTGAGGCCCCTGTTGGCATGTCTCTTGACCATGTATCGTTATAATAATTAAGCGTATTCTGCTTACTATTATCAACAAAAGCAACCTTTTGCAAGTTTGCATCGTGAATCGTTAAAAGCATTATAGCCACCTTTCTTCGAATTCAATTGTTACAGTCGGATGTTTTTTAATGAAGCTAGAAAAGTACAGCTCTAATTTTGATTTTCCTGGAGGAATAGACAACCATTGTGACCCATCGACAATCTCATTAGCTTTTGCTATGTCATCGATATAGACCGTGTCATCCTCGCTATTGATTAGAACATTCGAGCCGATTGGAAAACGATTGGGGATGTCATTCGTTGTTGGGACAAAATCTTTTCGGTAGTACAATTCATCAAGATACATGTGAGAGACAATTGGATTGTCTCTGTACGCTCCAATTGTAATGTGAATTTTTGCGGACTTTTTACCCTCAATTTCTGGAATAATAAAAGTAGAGTATGACCCCTGATAAAAAACTTGTATCTTGCCATCATTCCGTTTTAAATCTGACCACCCTTTTGCTACATTAAAAGGATTGATATCTCCAGTTGTTGTTCCATCAAAATTCCATCGCTTTAGAATCCTATATCCACCTTGACCATCGCCAGCTAAAAAATTGAACTCACATTCAGAACCTAGCGACCGTTTAAAGGTCTCAACACCATACAAAAATTGACCTGTTTCATCTGATACTGTTACTTTGATGAAACCATATTGATTATTAGCTTCGGACCAAAAAACTTGTCTCCACCAAAAATAATCATGCAGGGAGCCAGTACTACCTGTGCTATCATTGGGAATTGACCAGGTCAAGCTAGTAGCATAGTTGTGTAATTTAGTCTCACCTCGTAAATCTTTCAATCTAACGTGTGGACGTTCCCAAAGATTAATCATCTCAGCTGTCCCGACAATATACTCTGTCCGGTCATTTGTGATGGCTTGGTTCTTTGCTGCGATAGCCAGTCCATTTGTGATTTTTTCACCTCTAAAATCAAGTAAGATTTCTGATTTTTGCGATGGTTCTGTATCGGCTTCTTCACGGTTCCCAATTTCTAAGGTGCCATTTTGATTAACTAGACCGATATATCCATTCTCAGCATTGTGTTTGACTTTAACGATTGGAAATGCACTCTCTGTGCCATTATTTATGAGATCAAACACCATTTTTCCTGCTTCCCTAGTTGCGTTTTTATCACTATCGAATCGCTTATAGGCTGAACTATGAGCCACGCCATCAGGGATGATGAACTTAATAGACCCGTTTGAACGTCTCCCACTTGCCTCTTGCATAGAGATATCATCAATTACCATGGCCAGATAATACTTGTCTGGCTCATCTGAAAAGGTCAACTCTTTAGGACTATCAACATTAAAAATACCCGCAAGCTTGTGCTTGAGGGTATTTCTGTCTTTGGACCAGATGGAGAAGTCTACCTTGATATATTTTGCATCAATCGTTTGTTGCTGGATATTCACGCCAATTCTTGGAGCATGGTCGATAGAGATAGAGCGATTATTACCGATATCTCGTTGGATGTCATGGATTTCAATAAAATCTCGTAACTCTGTTTTATTAAAACGCATAGTCACTTCGCTCATTCAATTACCCCTTTCATTCTTAGTAGCATTTTCTCACGCTCTTTCTGAGTTTTAGTAACAATATCCGTAACTTTTGAGCTATCCAGATAAGCGTTTGTGTCCTTATTAAGGATAGCAGTAAGCAATTTTTCTAAACTTGCTCTCAGAATCGTCATCTCAGACACGATTTTTTCTATATTTTGCCCATTTTGGACGCTAGTAGTCTGAATTGTGATATTACGTTGCGCTTCTTCCATTTCACGGAGGAATTTCGCGTCGCTCGGGATCCCGATACCAGAAGCATATTTTGGAACACCCATCTCACGCATCAATCTTCTTGTCTTATCCGCTCGCAAGACCTTAGAACCTTTTGGAAGAGGGAGTAGGACATCCCGACCTTGTGGGATGAAACTCTGACCATTTGGAAGAGTAACCATTTCCTTGTAGTTGCTATTTCTTTGGTCGTTGACGATAGCAAGACCACCAGGGTGATAGTTGGTACCGCGGGCATGCTTGCTCGCAAAGATATTGGTAAAGAAATTACCAGTAACACTATCAATCCACCCCTTAATACCTGAAAGAACGCCTGACGCATTATCTCGTGCACTGATTGTAACCGTTTTGTCCTGAATACTATTAACACCACTTTGTACCTCGCTAACAGTACCAGAAGTGCTATTCTTAGCAAGAATATCCACTGGATTATATTGCTTAATAGCATTGATAGCACTGCTTGTCTCGTTTCGTACACCAGAAGTCTGATCAGTCGCAAACAAATTGATAGGTGCTATTTGTTTCGGAGAGTTTACACTTGCTTGAGCACTTCCGACAGCAGCACTTGTATTATCTACTGCATTTAAAGATTTAGTCTCGGCAGATGCAAAATTCCAAGCTGTAATCTTATCGATAGATAACTGACCATTGTTCAAAACATTCGTAGGATCGGCCTTCAAATCTTTTGTAAATGGAGTCGTTGCATTCCAGGTTGTCAAAGTATCAGTTGAGCGAGCGACTGCTTTTCGGACACTTTCATCATTGGCCAGCAACTCCTTCTGTTTTGGTTTCAGAGCTTCATAGTTAGACAGAGCCTTTGAGGCTTCCTCCGCCTTGTTCATGATGTCTGTATTCTTCATGAGAAGCTCTTTGACTTCCGCTGGCATGCTGTTCCATGTTTTAAGATGAGTTTCACTATCAAAGATAGCTTGTAGCCCAGCTTGGTTCTTGACAATCACTTGTTTCTCTTCGAGAGTCATGTCTTTCCATTTACCAGATTCGACAAGAGCCTCAGCAATAGTCACACGAGCATTTGAGTTGATATCCGCAGTTTTAGCTATAAACTGCAATTGTTCCCAACCTTCAGCAGATTTGGCAGCCTCTCCGATGACTTCTTTTACATTAGACTTGACTTGGAAATTTCCGTTCTTATCAATGTTACCGACAAGCAACGACCAAGCATCATTAGCCTCTTTCACTTCCTTGCTCATCTCACTAGTATAGTTAGCAAGGATACTATGCGAATTACCTACCTTTTGAGAAGCTTCAGCAGCTTTCTTCCCGATTTCTTCATAGGACAGGCCGTACTCTTCCAAAACTTTCTTGGCTTCTTCCCAATAGTTCCAACTTTGCCCAGTTCGAGCTTTCACCTTAGCATCGAGATTTTGCATGACCTGATAATACTTACTTCCAAGAGCTTCCATCGTTTGTTGGTGTTTCGTTTCAAGTTCCTGAATTTTTTTATTGTAAGTTTCTTGATCAATAGCTTTTCCATCAAGCAACTCTTTCAACTCACTCTTTGAGTTCTCGTAGAGTTTCTTTTCCTCATCAAGCGCTTGTTTCAAAACATCTTTAGTATGCTTCAATTGCGTTTCATTCAGACTTCTGACATCGCCATTCAAAGCTTGTAAAGCTGCCTTCTGTTGCTCAGCTGACAAGTCCATCATCGAGAGTTTTGCCTTAATCATCTCGTTCTGATTGTTCAGGATGATTTCTTTCTCCTCTTGAGAGAACTTGCTCGCATCACCATTATGTCGCTGATAAATCTCATTGATTTGATTCATCATGGACTCAGTATTAGACACGACCTGGGCATTTTTTTCTTTTGCTTTCGCAATGTCTTCTTCACTGAGACCCCACTTAGCGCCCAACTCCTCCATACGTTTGTTTGTTTTATCCGCAGCAGCAGCAATCTCTTCATAGAGCTTTTTAAAGGCTCCAGATACCTTTTCAGCATCTCCAGCACGAGTCCCGAAGTTTGCGACTGCTGTACTGGTTTCATCAACAGTCTTTTGAAAGCTTCGCAATTCTCCACGAGCAGTATCGCTCAACTGAGAGCCAAATTCTTCCGTCTTGATACGAGCCTTGTCTTTTTCGTTGCCAAAATGAACAGCAGCAGCTGTCGCAATGGCAAGGCCAGCGACTGTCAATCCTAAAGGATTTGAGAGGGCACTCATTGCAGTTGTCAAGAGGCCAGTAGACGTCGAAGCTGATGCTGTTGCATTCCCAAGCGCTACCGCTCCACCAGATGCCAATTTAAAAGCAGAGGATAGATTCCCAGTTGTTCTAAAAGCTTGGAAAGTTTTGTGCATTAAGGAGATGCCACTTACTGCTTTACTGGTTCCTTTAGTAAGCCACCCAATCCCTTTTGTCAAACTTCCAATAATTCCAATACCTTTACCAAAAAGTGTTAAAGCCGGTCCTGCCCCGGCAGTCAATGCTGCCCACATGAGAACGTTTCTTTGTTCTTCTTCAGACATAGAACTGAACTGTTTAGCCATTTTAGCGAGTGTATCAATCCAAGGCTTACCAGCCTTTAGACCATCACGTAGAGCCTTTAGAAGTGGCCCTCCAAACTCAATGGCCAAGTCCGTTACCTGGTTCTTGAACATCTTCAATTGAGATTCTGTGGTCTCGTAACGCTTATTGGCTTCATTGGTCAGAGCAGTATTCTCTTTCCAAGCCTTGTTTGAACGATCAACAGCATCGCCCATTTTATCAGATGCTAGAGCTAAGGATTTCAGCATGTTACTTTGTCGGATACCCGTCATTCCAAGTTGTGCCAAAATAGCGTTCATGTTCACGCCTTTTTCTTGTGCGTCCTTGAGCCCTTTGATAAATGATTGCAAAGCAACGACCGGTTTCTCTTTCCAAGCCTGTTGGAATTCCTCTGAGGTCATTCCAGCAGTTTTGGCGATAAGGTTCAAGTCATCCGCTGCGCCCTTGCCTGTCAATGAAACCGCATTACCGATAGCAGTAAGAGTTTGAGTCATTGCAGTACCACCAGCCTCAGCCTCAATACCAACCGAACTCATCGCAGTAGCGAGACCAAGGATATCTGGAGCAGTTAGACCAGCCAGCTTACCACCAGCCGCCAAACGGTTGGTCATTTCAACGATATCACGCTCGGTAGTAGCAAAGTTGTTACCTAAGTCAACAACAGATGATCCAAATCGTTTGTATTCGTCTGATGTCAAACCAAGGATATTCGCAATCTTAGCGATAGCGGTCGCAGCATCCTCAGCACTCAAGTTTGTTGATTCGCCCATATCAATCATGGTACGTGAGAATGTGAGGATGTCCTCTGCCTTGATACCTAACTGACCGGCAACTTCAGCGACATTTGCAATTTCAACCGCACTAGCTGGCAATTCTTTAGCCATCTGACGAATACCGTCAGATAAGTTTTTGTAAGATACGGTTGCGGTCTCGTCTACCGTTTTCTTAACACCTGCAAAAGCAGATTCATAGTCAGACGCAGCTTTCGTGACAAGTCCAACACTAGCAACTAAAGGAAGGGTTAAGCCAGTAGTCAACTTACCTCCCAAGCTCGAAACGTTATCACCAAAAGTCTTGATTTTATCGCCACTTTTGATAAGGCCGTCTCCAAATTTATTGATACGGTTCGCAAAGCTATTCTCCTTACCAACTGCAATCAGAGCTTGTTGCACGTTACGGAGTTGACCTTCCATGGCTGCCAGCTTAGCATTCTCACGTTCAATCTCAGCAGCGGCCTTATCAAATTTAGCTGTACCAGGTTCGAGAGTATCAAAACTTTTCTTCATCTGGTCCAAGACTTTTCTTTGCGCTTCAATCGCTTGGCCAAGTGTCTTATACTTAGCTTGAAGCAAGTCTGTGTTTTTCCCATTATTTTTAAGGGAGCTGTCTAGTGCCTTTACATTGCTTTGAAAGTATTTAACCGCATTCTTAGCACCATTTAGAGTAGGATTGAACTTCGACACGTCCAGCCCTAGCTCGATATACATTTGACCTAACGGCGTTCCACCTGCCATTCAAATCCTCCTTTTTAAATCATTTCTAGAAAGTCAGCAAGATCCATGACTTCCTCAGCTTTAGCAGATTCGGTTTCACCAAGAACACCCATTAGGTCCTCCCAGCTCGTATCCATAACATCACGGATACTCATACCGTATGGACCCTCAGTAGCTTGCTTGACAAAGCTATAAAACCGTTTTAGTGCTTCACTTGGCTTTATTTTTTCTCCTTTGGGTCAACATCACCCACCAGATGAGAGTAGATGTCTGCAAATACCGCAAAAATATCCGCCATATCTGTGTATTTCAAAAGTTCTTCCACTTCCAAATCTTCAAACAATGAGGCGATGAATTCCAATTGCTTGTCTAGTTTTTCAACTTCAGACAAGTCAGAAGATAATGCTTCATTGAGAATCAGGTAGTCACGATAGTCCTTAGTAGTAATTTCCTTACTGGTCTTTTGAACATCTTGACCTTTCTCATTTTTAATTAAAAATTTAACCTTAGCCATATACTTTCCTTTCTAGAAAAAAGATAAAAAGAGAGCTTGCGCCCTCTTCCTACCCTGCAGCAACCATTTTAAGTTGCCCTTTGAATTTTTTGAGCTTAGCATCATCTTTACCAATGTATTTCACATAGTAAAGACCATTTGTTTCAGTGTCATCACTTGCAATAGCAGCGAAACTCAAGCTGTCATCTGGAAGTTCTTCTTGCTTATCTTTAAGCGTTTCAAGTTCTTCAGCGTCCATTGAGAATTGTCCTTTGAAGAATCCGACTTGCGCCTGAGTCCCATTTGCAGTCTGAGACTCAAGCATAACAGCGCAATATGGAGCAACTGTATCAGCTCCAATACCAATAATTTCATCTTTGACTTGATGTCCTAGGATTTTAGCGAGTACTGTTGAAGGAATATCAACCGCAGTCAGTTCCATCTTCACATCGCCAACACCACGGTTTGATACGTGGTAAGCGACATCACTACCATATGTTTTTACTGGATCACTTGCAAGACCTGAAATTTTAGCGGTACGAGTCGCACCTTTACCAGTTTGACCTTCAATTACAAAAAGGTTTTCTCCGAGTGTCGGATTAGCATTTCCATCCAACACACGAATTGTCATACGTTTAAAACCAACCAATGCCATTTATAGCACCTCTTTCTTTAATTTAGTATTCTTCATATAGAGCACTCTTACCCTTGTAGGTTCGAGCATCTACATAGCGTTTGATTTCTGGAATCCATTCATCCAAACCACCAACGGTTTGATAAAATCCATGGTCTTCCATAATCTTTTCAATTTTTCTTTGGAGTTCTTTGCACTCCATATAGTTTTTAGACTCTACATTGACCTGATAGAGAAATGTCTTAGCCAAACTAGTATTACTACCATGATCCGTCTGCATCGGCGGACCAACTGGTCTAATGACGATACTTGTCTCATTGCTTGGTAGCGAGTCAGGACGATTAAAAGATTTGATGCTGATTCCAGCTAAAGACTCATCTTTTTTCAAAGCCTCATAGAGTTCATTGAATTTATCTTTGACCATCTAAAAACCTCCTATCTTCAAATGACTAGCCACCCTGTATTTGTATGTTTTAGCATGAGCCTCTGAGAAGCGTCTGATAACACCGAAACCTCTCGGATGTGGATTCTTACTATATCCAAACTCATTCAAGTGAACCAAGCGCCAACGAGAGCCTTCACCAAAACCGATTTTCACAACTGGGACGCCAGCAGCAAGACCAGTCACACGCCCAACAGTAGCACTTTCAATAGTGTCCCCTTTTGCTTTATAGACTTGCAAAGCACCTTTAAACTCTTCTAGAGTCTCGTTTGCGACTGCCTTCAAGGCTTGACTCGTAGCACGTTTGACCTTTGTGTCACCAAGACGGGCTTCAAGGTTTCTAAGAACATCGTCAATGCCTCTCAATTCTGCTCCACTAGACATCTTTACCACCGCCGATAACAACTATCAAAAAATCCCGATTGTCAAAATCAGGACGAACATCGATAATTTGCCATTTTTCACCACTGAGACGGCTGTCGCTAACTTCGACAAAATGCTCATTCTTCGGCTGATAATCAGACAAAGGATCACGAATTTTCAGAGTCATCTTAGCTTTCATCGACTTACCAGTCGCAATCTCGATATCTTTAAAGCTAGGAGAGTAAACTTGGCCCATCGTAAAAAAAGCCTTCTCGTGACTCACATCACGACCATGAAGCCCCTCCTCGACTTTAGAAGTATAGAAAGTCAAGGGGGTTCTCAGGTCTCCGTTTTGAGCCTCTGGCTTTTTATATCGATAGCTGGGACGATTAGTCTGATAGGACATCAGACATTGTTACTTCTGATTGTTTGTCTTCCCATTCAACAAAGCCAGGTAACGCTTCGTTGATTTCATCGAAACGCTCTTTTGACTCTTCAAATTCTTGGCCAACAGAACGAAACACCCCTTCTTTGATGTCGTAAAAGCCTTTTAAAACCTTAATCATGTTTTTCCTCCAATTTGTAATTTTCTAGTGATAATGCCATCAAATCTCCTTGAAAGTTTCCGTAGAAAAATTCAACTTGGTCATTGTAGACATATCGAGCACGTTCTAAAATAAGCTCTCTCACTCGTGGATCAGCAGAGTCCTTACTACCGACCAGACTGAGGATGGCTGACTCAGAACTTTCCAACATTTTAGAGAGGTTGTTATCCTCTCCAGTATGAAAAATCCTCATCCGCTCCTTGAAAGATTTAAGGAGTGGATGAAGTTGTTCTTCTGGAGTCATGGTTCAACTCCTAGATTAGGCTTGAGGAAGTTGTAGAGTCCAGACTGCTGCAGTCTTTTCATCGTGAGCCTTACCATAAGCAAATTGCTTAGCAGTGTAGAGGTTCAAATCTTCCAAAGCATAGGTTTCTGTGTAGCGACCGAATGAAATACCGCCACCGACAAAGGCATCATAACGACCTTTGACAAATGTAGTGACTTTACCAGCAGTCTGTGCCACGGATTCAACCAAGATAAGGTTAAATGGCATCGCAGTGATATAAACTCCTTGAGCATTCAACGAAGTGTATTGTTTCTTTACATCCCAAGCATCAGCTGGGTTAACAACCATCACAAGGTTGCCTTCTACTGCAACTGGAGTTGTTCCGTCCGCTTTTACAGAGTGATGTTTGTAAACATTTGTCAATTCTTTGACTACGGTTGCTGAGTCAGCAAAAGTCAACTTAGCAGTTTGAGCTGTTTTTTCAGCATAAGTTGTCTTATTGCTTTCAACAGTCCCTGAGAGAGTACGAGAAAGACCGATAGGTTTGTTGTCTCCATCGCCGTTCAAGAAAGCAGCTTCAAGGGCAGCGGCAAAGGCTTCTGTAATTTGTGCAGAAACAAATTTTTGCAACCAAGCTGGACCAAATTTTTCGGCATCTTTTGGAATCACAACGAAAGCAGTCAACTTGTGTTGAATTGCTTCTTCATCGTTGAATTCTTGTTTAAGTTGTCCTTCGATTTCTGAATTGATTTTGCCCCAAACAGCTTGACCAGTTTGCTCTGATTTAAGGAATTTCAAACGGATACCAGCATTTTTAAGGCCGATATGCTGAAGGAGTGGACGTGCCATAACCATATCTTCAAAGATACGGTCGATTGTTTCTTGTGGGAAGAGTTTTTCAACTCCCTTAGGTGCGGCTTTTTCAATGTTATTGAAAAACTCACGAGCTTCAGCGGTCAGCTTAGCATCGTATGGATTTAAGGTTGAAACTTCTTCACGGGCAGCATCACGAGCTTGAGCCATCATTTCATTTGTCATGGACTCGATCATGTCATTGTATAGCTTCGCTTGTTCTTCTTGAGGTGCACCATTTGCAACGGCATCCAAAAATGCCTGACGTTGTTTTTCAAATTGGTTAGATAATTGCATTGTCATTCTGTTTTTTCCTTTCTTAAAACATAAAAAGACCGAACCCTTTAGGAACAGCCTTGTCTGTGTTATTTTCTGGACTTTCTGGAAAATTGAATTTCTTCTGTAGAAATTCGCTATTTTCAAAAGCCTCTTTGTCGATTTGTATATCTGGTAGTTTAGCTTCTAGCTTTTTAGCTACCAGTTCTGCGATTTTATCGATATCTGGTGTCATTGCTGACCTCATTTTTTCGATAAAATCACTTGGGATCATAGGAGTTTCACTCGCTACCAGAGTCGGAGCGACTTCGTTTGTAAACATAATCTTGTCTACAAATCCATGATTCAAAGCTGATTCAGCATCAAACCAGGTAGTCTTGTTCATCAAGTCAAGCAAGTCATCAAGAGCCTTTCCAGTCTTATGAACATAAGCGCTAGCAATAGACTTGTTAAACCCTTCTAGCACACCGGCCTCATGAAGCAAGGCATTATGGTCTCCGTTCACTTGCGTTGAAACGTTGTGGATCATGATTTGGGCGGTCGGACTGATTTCAACCGTGTCTCCTGCCATTGCAATCACACTCGCTGCGCTTGCTGCAATACCGACAATCTTCACGGTCACGTCACCCGAATACGAGCGCAGAGCAGTATAGATTTCACTACCAGCATAAACATCTCCACCACCCGAATTGATATGAACCTCAATCGGTTCACCACTTTCAGGAAGGACGACATCTTTTGGAGCGGTAGCTTCCCACTCAAGCCAGTCATAAATCCATCGATCATCGTTAGAAATAATCGTACCCTTAATCGGAATTACTTTCATCTTCTTTCTCACCTCCTTTCTCTAACTGTTCACCAAGCTGATAGTTTTTGGTGATGAGGAATTTATCGCCACCAGGGACAGATTCTAAGCCAAGTTCAGAGCGCACCTCGTTTCGAGTCATTGCTCCAGAAGAAATAAGCTTATCAATGCTTCCAGCAAGTGCAAACTTATCTCTCTGACCTTCGCCAATAATTACAAATAGATTCTTGCGCTCGTATTCCCGTCTTGACACTAAGGCGAAATTAAGCCCATCACTCATTTTCTTAACAAGTGATTGGTAACAATAACTATTAAACATTTTTTGGCTATTTTCCAGATTGGCCATATCTCCATGAATTAAAGCTGTTGGAATCCCTAAGACATCAGCGACCTCATCATCAAATTGCCAACGAAGTTTCTTCAACTCATCAACAGAAATATTTGAAGTTCCTGTTGTATTCGTATGCTCGGAATACTCCATTCCATCTTGAGCTGGGACAATGGCAATCGTCTTAGTGCTAAATGATTTAAAAAGACCATCAGCATATGATTGGAGTTTATCACGCATCTGCTGATCAAAACTCCCATTGTTTTTGGTTTTCAGAGTTCCTCTGATTTGATTATTCCTAGCCAAGGCCTCGACCAAACGAGTGTGCAACTTCTCGTAATCAGCAAATAAGTCAGAAATATAATCTTGCAGTCGATTATTGTTGTACTGTAAGAAAATCACTTCACTCATCCGAAAACGTTTCTCGAATGTGAAACCTCTACAAGTTACAAACTCAAACACATCATCATAAACAGCATATTTAGTCCGTGTATAAGAGTCAGCAACAAGCAACTGGTCATCAGTTGTAAGAAAGATTAGGACCTCATTCTTAGTGATCAATCTATAGACGACCTTTTGCCAAAAGTCTGACGCAGATTCATTTTTGTTTGGCCTTACATTCAACAAGTAGTCCCAATCAGAAGGCTTAGCCTTACCGTTTTCTTGATACTTAAATGCTGACTTAGCAAAAATTCGAGCGATGAACTCGGCTGACTTATCAATCGCTAAGCTTTTGAGTTGCAGATTCCCAAACATCCGCTCAAGATCCTCGAACTCAAAACCAACCTCTGGCACTTCACGCTTAAATAAATTCAGTAACCCCAATGCACTTCCTCCTTTCTTTTAATTTCTGCCGACCACCCACCCAAAAATTATTCTTAGATTAAAAATCCCAACTATCAATCATGTCAAGGAATTCCCCAACATTCGACTCTTGCACCAGCTCCCTCTTGTAAAGAGCAGCAATCAAGGCATGGAAGCCATCCGTCTTTCTTCTGACAGGTTCTTTCTTCAAGAAACGCTTATTGCCATCCCTGTCCTCTTTGACATAGGTATTATCTGTATACCAAATCATTGAGTTATCACCCTCAAAGACAAAACGCTCATTCGCAAATCCATCTTCGATGATTGGTGCGACCTTGGATTGAATCGCCCCAGGATTGCGCAAGAATTCATATTCAAACCCAGCCTCTTCTAACAATGGCTTCAGCAAGTCCATTCTAAAGCCATCGGCGCATACAAGTTCAATCTGATAAAGATTTCTCCATTCCTCAAGCTTGGCAATCAAAAGCCGAGGATCAATACTCGGACCATCAACGATTGTAAACAAGCCTTTTTCAGTCCATTCTTCAATAGGCGCTTTTAGCTTGAATGCTTTCAAAAATGATTTCCGTGCAAATGAATGTTGTTTCCAGATGAACTCATCACCATTCTTAAATAGCAAACCAACGCTCGCAAAGTCTCGGATGCTCGCATAGTCAAAACCAGCCACACAAGAACGACCTTTCAAGTCGATACCAGGAGAACGCAAACAAGCAACTAGCTTTTCTCGTGAGGTGACATCTTTCTCAAGGTCCGCTTCAGGAAGGTTCATCCGTTTAGTCATGAACTCCTGACGGCCAGACGGTTCCAACACAAGATCATCATAGTCAGCCTTGGTTCTTGCAAGCAACCTCTTAGCGTAAGGTGTGCTTTCATCCAACATCGGATTTGCCTTTGGCCAATTCTTCATGTCGTCCACTTCATCCGCACTGTCCAGCTTGCAGATGAAAGGGAATAGCCTGAAATCGTCAACCTCTCCATTCAAAATTTGCATAGACTTCTCTATCAGCTTGTCATAGAATCCCTCACGCACATACCCATTCGTACCGTTGTAGAAAGTCCGAGCATGAGCAATCTTACCAAGACCGGACCTTTGGACCTTCACTGCCTTATCATCTTCAAACTGGTGAATCTCGTCAAATTCAAGACAACCATCGCGAGCCGAGTCCATGGTCTTCGGATTATTCGTTCGAAAAGAAAAGACCGAGCTGTTCGCTCGACCTGTGATAGACATTTTAGTTAGATAGAAATGGTCCTCAAGACCGCGCCTTTGGATAGTCTCATAGACCTCCTCAAACGAAACCTTACCCTGTTTCTCAGAGTTAGCAGTGATAGTCACATCATAATCTCTGATAGGGTAGATAGGACTGATAAAGAACGATGACCTGGCAGACATGAAACCATTCTTACCACCACCACGAGCAAGAGTGTATAGATACTCGTCAAAGTGTGGCTCTCCGTCTTCTTTCCGAAAAAGAAAAATGAACGGAACCAAAAAAAGCTGGTACTTGGCCAAAGGGAAAAAGTTCTTTTCCGTAAACCGAATGAACTTGTCAATCAAGTCATTATCAAAATATAGACCATCACGAGGATAGATTTTCTCTTTGATAATTTTAAACAGCAGCTTTCTTTCTTTGTTGACGACGATTTCTCCACGCTCGGCCATTTTGATATATTCATCAACCAACGGATGAGAAATCATAACAGATCACTTCCAGATGTAGATTTCTCAACAGGAGAATTTTCAACTTCAAAATTAAACGATCGCTCAATAGCCAAAAGCTGATTGCTGGTTGTGTTGATTTCCTTGATGAGAGAATTCGCTTTTTGGAATCTCTGCTGACCATTGTGAACTGTGATGACCAATCCGTCTTCGTGAAGTTTGGCTTTCAGCTCATAGAGCAGTCTGACGAGATAAAGATAACGATTCACTTTTTCGTACTGGATCGCATCCTTTTTTCTAGGACTAAAATAGCCGATTTTAGAAAGTAGCTGATTTTCTAATTCTTTTATATTTTTTTCTGAGTATTCTTCCATTACCCCCCACCCCCTTTAATTTTTCGTTAAAAATTTGGACAGTTAACCCCTCCCACCGGTTCCCAAAACCTTAAAAACAATGGATTTTTTTGACCGGGGGGTGTTATTATCCCCAAAATTCATCTGTTCTGAAATTTTTTTCAATCATTTTTTTAGATTTTCTGAATTGAAAACGGCCGTGACGTTTGTTGTGACATTCCTTGCATAGAGTTCTCAAGTTATCTAAGTCAAGAGCGAACTCTGGATAGAACTCTAGCTCCTTGATGTGGTCAACCTCTAGGTTCTCTGTTGTAACTTTGCCTTCGTCTTTGCACCAAACGCATTCGTAGTGATCGCGTTCGAGTGCTTGCTCTCTCAAAATTCTCCAAGCTTGTGATGCATAAAACAATGCTCGTGCAGCTCTAGTACTTACATCAATCATAAATGTTTAAAGTTGATTTCTAATCTTTTTCCATTCGGAAGGAGAGAAGAAAATATTTTTAGAAACAAATTTCTTTTTAAAACAATCTTCTTCGATTGTGAATATACCTAGTCCTTCCTCAATGTCTGCTATTCCTAAAAATCTCATCTGCAACTCACCTTTCATAACTATGTAAACTCCTTTGTTTTTACTCTCTCAATTCCTTGTTTTACATATTCTAATGAATTCGCTATATGAGTTTTAACTCAGATTTATCAAGCGTTTGTCCTGCATGTGTGAAATGAAATCATCATAACCTCAAAACAATGAATTGATTGTAAAATAAAAAAATTAAAAGCCCTGAAACTTCGTCATGGCTCTGTCTTGTGAATCTTGATTTTTGCCTATGTATCTCAGTGAAATGCTCTGACTCGAGTGGTTGAGTAGGTCCATTATCAGAGCAACATCTTTGGTTTGCTCATACATGAATAAACCGAAAGTCTTTCTCATCGAGTGAGTCGCTATATTTTCCAGACCAACTTCTTCAGCAGCTTTCTTGATGATCTTATAAGCTGTGTTAGGTTTTATGTGCTGGTGCTTTCCGTTTCGGCTTGGAAAGAGGAAATCTTCGTCTTTCTTGTCTTTGATGTACTGCCTCATTGCATTCTTGAATTTCTTTGGCATCTTTCGTTTTGTTGGCTTGTCTGTCTTTTCATCGACAATCTGGACATGCCAGCCTTTAACATGCTTTACTTTTAGTTTAACAATATCACCAATACGAAACCCTAGATTAACACCAGATAAGAAGAGCATGAGGTTACGTTGTCTATCTGACTCTTTGACTGCGCTATGCTTCGTCAGCCATTCAATCATAAGCTGAACATCATCTCTATTTCTGATTGGTTCAACAACTACCACATATCCTCACCTCCTTTTTAATGCACAAAAAAAGCAGAGGTTTCCTCTCTGCTATTCTTCATGATACTAATTTATCACACTCTTTTTGTCAATTCTATATGTTTTTTTGACAACTTTACATAAAGAGCAAATTTGAAAGTGTATCGAGAATCACTTCACGCCTTCTGTAAATTTGCTTGCTGTGCCTATACAAGTACCCTGTATCTCCGTTTTCCATGATGTGCCAAACTTGAATCCAGTCGTAGCCAGTATGTTCTCCCCAACGAAGATAAAAGATTTTTTTATCATCTGGTTCTAGATTTTCTAGTAATTGGGAGATAGCTTTTTGGAGATTTTCTAATCTTAAAATCATAGGATCGCTTGCATAAGCAACCGCTAGATTCTCCGACCTGTTGACGAATGTCCCGCTGCCACTTGCTCCAGTATCATCAATACCAGGAACAGTAAGATGCTTAACTTCGTACAAACGTTCTAGCTCATGTCTACGCTGGCCAATAAGTTTGTCAATCTTTAAATATTTATCATCGAGTTCAAACTCGAGATAATCCCTTCGTGCTTTTGTTAAGTTCTTTTTGACCAAACCTTACCTCCCATATATCTTTTGGATTTAACCCATTTGATAATTTTACCATCGTTATTGTTATTGTGATAATCTGGCAGTCTTGCTGTTGGACTCTCTTTGTAGACCACTTTTTCAACTACCTGGATTGCAGGCATCATTTCATCATCTATCCACCCTACAAGCCAAGCGGGATTTACATCATAGGTTTTAGCAATCATTTCAATTTGCTTAATAGATGGATATCCACCTCGCTCATACAAGTGAATTGTATTTTGAGAAACACCCGTATCCCTAGCCATATCTTTGACAGAGATCCCTGGGTCCTCTCTAAGTTCTTTTAATCTTAGCTGCATCTTGCAAATCTCCTCGTGTATTTCAAATAATTTTTCCTTCAAATATCAGAGTAATTGTTCCTGTCCCGTCTTTGTTCTTAGATACCAAAGCACTACAATCTGAACCAAATTCAACTCCTTCAATTGTGATGCTATGCTTCACGCTATCAACGTTGATGATAGAATCATTTGATGTTTTTATTCTCATATTCCATCTCCTCACTAACTTTCTAATGCACAAATTCGTTGACCAGGTCACGGATAAAGAGCTTCCAATCAGATTCTCTAAACGTCAAGAAACGATCTGTAGTAAAATTTCTAAGTCTTTTATAGAAAAGCATTTTTAGTTGGATTGACTCACCAACACTCAGTAAGGTTCCAGGGAAGCGATGTACTGAATGCACTCTATTTCCATACCCAGAAATATCTAAATGTATTATCGTTTCTGGATATATGCGCCCTGTACTAGCTTCAACTTCGAACTCAACCTTAACTTCTTCTACAATTGGAACTTCTTTAAAAATTGGTCGTGCAGAAAACATTAACGACGAAGTATCTTGCCTTTTTCTTCTTCCTGAATATGGATATTTGCGAGGTTTCATCCTTCCACCTCCAAAAGCTCAGGATTTTCGTAGATGTTGCCGATGATTTCAAGACTATCAGCAATCTCTTTAGCATCCTCTTCAAATTCCTCTAAAACTGCACAGTCTGCAATAAATTCAATCTTACCTTTTTGTTCCACGTAAAAGCCTAGCGTGTTATGTCTCTTCATACACATAACATCTGGACCATTTGTAATAATATCCCCCTCAAATATTTCCTTGCCGTTCTTGTCCTTGAGTCCTGTTGATTGCATGATAGTTGCATTTTCATATTCAAGATAAAAGTCAAAACTGTGTCCACAAGCACATCTTGTCTTATCTTTTTCAAAAACGAGAGCTTTCACTCTTAACATTTGATTAAAGTCTGGAAACCAAACCCTAAATTTTGGTATCATCCCAAATCCTCCTCTTTGACAAACGAGCCGTCAATCCATTTACCCTTGCGGTCTTTGATTTCTTGGTATGCCAGTTCAAAACATTCTTCGAAGTCATAACCGAGCGCATTGCTGATTGATTTTAACCAATAAATTGGACGAGTTAAATCGATTATATATAACTCTTTATTTTTAAATCCATCAGATAACTGAATATTGCTTATTGACCTGTTCAAAAAGACCAGACATTCTATAACATAGTGTTCGTCGCTAGAAACTTCATTAAAAATCTTAAGCACATCCTCTTTTATCAGCAACGCAAGCCCAACAATCACAACTGCACAGTCTCCAATGCTATCCTTGGTCAGTTTCTCATTCTTCTTGAGATAGCCAGCACAGAGTTCACCGAACTCCTCGCTTAATTTCAAAGACTGCTTGTCTAGCCGTCCACCGTTTTCTAAATCACGGTCAATAAACCATTGTTTTACGTTTTCTAGTGTGTTCATGATAACTCCTATAATTCTTCCAGCTTGAAATACTCTGTCAGCTCATTTTTTAATTCTTCCAGAGTTTCGCATCGTCCAATCAAATCCAACACATCTAGCATTGTATCCTCTTTATTCAGAGTGTTCTCTGCAACTGCATCAGCTACCCATTTTGGATGTGTGCCAGCCTTAGAGAACTGATTTTGAGGTAATAGCTCAAGCAATGCTTCGTATCGTTCTTCAAGAGCAATCAGAGCACCAAATACATCGATGTAGTCAGTATCTGCTTTCTTGTTTTCAAAAACATCTGGCTGATTTTGTTTCACGATTTCCGCATAAATAGCAGACCATTCTTTTTCTGAAAAACGTGATTTTTCAACCAATGCACCGTATTCGATTTCCTTACCATCAACTGTTACTTTATAACTCATATTCTTACCTCATCCCCAACTTTCACTTTATCCCACTGCTCTTTAGTGACTACAAAAATCCCATAATCTCTGATAGTCACTGTATACAGCTTCCCATGTCGTCCCTTCTCGACAACCTTACCGAATATTTCTGCGCCTTGATTGTCAGCTTTATAAACAACAATCGGACGCTTTGCTTCCAATTTTTTAATGTGGACGCATTGCCAGATATTCAAAGTAGCTGACAAGACAATCCATATTACGATAAATCGTTTCAATTTATGACCTCTTTTTCTTGTATTGTGTCCTACTTCTAAAAAATATCAATTTTAGCCGTTTTTAATTCCAATATCACGTCAAATCTAATACAGTTTATTTTCTTAGTCATGTCAACCGAATCCACGTTAGGCTTGAAAAAATCGCTATAGACCAAGCAACGATGGCAAATATCGTCTAAAGCCACTTTAGTTGCACCATCAAGAGGAAAGACTTGATTCACATTAAAAATAAAATCTCTAATGTTATCAAGCGCTTTAACGCTAATAACGTTGTTCTGCATATCCTTGTTAAAAACTTGGGTGCTTTTGACAAATTCAATGATTTTATTTTTAGTCACTTTGTCTTTCATTTTTCTACCTCCTCAAACTTGTTTTCTAAAAATCCAGCTCTTGCCCCTCATGGCTCAAAGGTACAAGAGCTAGCAAATTCTTTATACGCCATTCGTCCAAGTCTGACGCATATTCTAGCTCGCTTTTAACGTGGTTCGCGGCACGTTGTAAATGAAATAGAGTTCAATCATCTTGGCAAAACTCCTTGTAGATTTTTTCGAAAATTTCTGACACCAGTTTTTCAGGTATATTGGATCTCTCATTGTATGATTTTGAGAAGTTCTTCCACTCTATGTCCTGCTTGATAATTTTATTCTTGAGATTAAGTTCAATGTTGCTTCCAAAAATCGTCCGTTTTTGTAAAGGATAATCATAATTATTGTATCTAGCTAGGTTTTTGTATGGAATTCTGAATCCAATAATATCCTCAATGTAGGGCCACAGTCTGTCAGCTGCCGGGTTCTCAATAACCCAAAATTGTGGTCTATATCTTTTTATGATTTCTATTGTGTTGAAAGCTGTTAGCTCGCCATTGACCCTTTTTAAAAATTGCCTGTCGTACTGATAATTTATATAGGCTAACTCGTAATCCTTATTTGCCCTGATCGTGAACGGTGAAGGTCTTACTTGTGGAGCAAACAAGCTATCAGAGACATCATTGCGTTTCCAACACGCATTCCCATTTTCCATTGCAGAAGCATTTGACCATGATTCACATGGCGGACTAGCTATTACAAGGTCAGGTTTTGGTAATTTGTCTAACACGTCAAAGAGCGTGTTATCTCCAAATAAGCGCTTGTAATCTGCAAGGTCCAGATTTATGAAATGATTGTTCTTGTTTTCTATATCCATTCCGATTGAATAGATTTCAATATTCGCCCCCCCCCGAACTATTTAGAGAGTTAGCGCCCTTGAAGTAAGAACCATTCCCGCTATCAAAGAGTGCCCAGACTACCATTTTTTTGATAATCAATACCTCCTATCCTTCATCCCAGCTGGATACACAAAGCACTTTCCAGTTGCTCCCTCAAAGATACGACTTGATAAAGCACCATTCCCAAAATCGTCCGAGTAAAGCTCCTTAATTTCTTCACTAGATAGATTAGTGTTGATAATCGTATTCGTCCGATTATCCAGGATCTTGAACAATATCTGATGCGCCCACTCGTTCCGCTTCGTGTCAGCCTTACGACTCTCTTTCCCAAGGTCATCCAAGAAAAGAAAATCAACCTCAGACAATAGCTTGACCATCTTAGCTTCTGAATAGCCATTGTCAAACTCAAAGCTTTCACGAATCTTATCAAACAAAGCCACAACAGACACAAAGAGCACGCTTTTAGGTTCATCATAAGACTTAAACTGCTCATTGAGAAACCGAGCCAATCCATAGGTTAGATGGCTCTTCCCAACACCAGACGGACCAGTGATGATAGCATTCCCAACCATACCTTTGGCATACTCACGTTCCAATCGCTTCACGAAATTCATAGCCTTTTCATCAATATCAACCTGAATCTCATAGTCATGTAGCGACTTGCTGGCCAGCTTAGTTGAAACGATACTATCGCGAGCAAAGACCTCATAAGTGTCCGATAGCTTGCTTTTAACCTCGGATTCCATATTCAACTGCTTTTCAAAGATCCGAATGTTCTCTTTCTCGCACTCGGGACATTGATTGATTTCCTCAACCTTGCCCTTGACAGGGATTTTAACAGACCAAAGATGGCATCCATGGATTTCACAGATATCATCAAGAACTGTTCTGGTTCTGAATTGTTTAAACTGTTTCATCTAAAATCCTAGCCTTTCGTCAACCGTACTAGTCAAGATTGTAGAGCGTTTTGGCATAGGCTGATTCAGATAATTGTCCATCTTATTGCCGAAAAGCGTTTGTGGTTGCAGATACTGTTCATACTCTGTACCTTTCCATTTAGCAACCATGATATCCACAACCTTTTTAAAATCTTCAAGGACATATCCTTCTTTCAGTCTTGCCTTGATAAATTTTTGATGACTAGCAGTATTTACCTTGAAATTTTTCTTAGCTTTCAAATTGAGATAAGAAATAACTTCCTTACAAATCGACAATATATTATTGTTATTATCTATCTCGTTATTATTAGTCTTGTTTGTCTGTAAAATTTCCAGTTCCGATACTGTATTATTTACAGTTCCAGACTGTAAAATTTCCAGTTCCGAAACTGTACTATTTACAGTACCATCAACGGCACTGATATAGATTCTGTTAGGTAGGTTATTCCCTTGTCTAACTTCTTTTAACAGTCCAACATCCTTTAATTCTTTTTTAAATTTGATAATCGTCTTTTCGCTACTATTCAAATCAACCATAAGCTGCTCATTTGTGTAGTATTGAAATACATTCCCATCTCTGTCATGCCAGCCATTCTTTATTGAAAGTTCTAACCTTCCAAATAAAAGCATATACAATAGTTTTGCATGATTGCTCAATGTCTTATATTTTTCATCATAGATGAATGGCTTTGGAAATTTGAAAAACGATAAGAAACCAGTGACTTCACTTTTTTTAATCATTTCTACCCCTCCACACTTGAAAATTTTGTGTATTCTTTGTGAAAATACAACTTCACTGTACCGAGACTACCATGCCGATTCTTTTCCAGGATCAGTTCTGTTACGTTGTTTGATTCCTGACTGTCTGCCTGTTCCTTCTGGTAGTAGGCCTCACGATACAAAAAGGCTACAATGTCTGCATCTTGCTCAATCGAACCTGATTCTCGCAAGTCTGCCAACATCGGGCGCTTATCTTGTCTCTGTTCCACTGCACGGCTTAATTGAGATAAGGCAATGACAGGTACTTTCAAATCCTTAGCTAGTATCTTCAATTCCCTTGAAATCTCTGAAACGATTTGCTGACGATTCTCACCTTTTGAACCAGTGATCAACTGCAAGTAGTCAATGATAATGACACCCAGACCGCCCATTTCTTGGGCAAGTTTTCGAGCATTTGAACGTATCTCTGAAATCCGAATACCAGCAGTATCATCCACAAATATAGGCGCATCATAGAGATTGTTTTGAGCTTGAACAAGCCGTTTCCATTCGTCCGTACTCAAATTCCCAGTCTTCAAATGATAAGCTGGAACCATGCCCTCTGATGCCAACATACGCTCAATCAGCTCCTCTGCACCCATTTCAAGCGAGAAGATAACAGCAGGCTTTCTTTCAATCGTAGCCACATACTTAGCGACATTCAGAGCCAGTGCCGTCTTCCCCATGGCAGGACGTGCAGCAAGGATGATAAGATTGCCTTCATGAAGGCCTGTTGTAATCTTATCCAATCCGACAAAGCCAGTAGATAGACCAGTCACGAATCCATCTGTCTGCGAGCGAGTCTCGACTATCTGCATATGTGTATCAAGGATATCTGCCACATTGCGAAATCCTGTGCCTGTATTCTGATTGCTGATGTCCAGTAGAGATTTTTCAGTTTTAGCAATGATGTCACCAATCGATACATCGCCTTGATATGCACTAGAGAGCGAGTCCGACAAGTCAGCGATTACTTTTCGGAGCGTAGCCTTTTCTTTTACAAGCTTCGCATAATGCTCCACATTCTTTGATGTCGGAGTTGAGTTTACTAGCTCAACAACATAGTTGATGCCCCCAATAGTTGAAATGTCCCCTTGATTTGTAAGTGCAGATACCATAGTTGTGGCATCGATTGGCTCACCTTTTTCAAGCAAAGACAACATGGTTTTAAACACTATCTTATTTGCAGGTTTGTAAAAATCGTCTGGAGTTAATTCATCTGCCAGCGAAATGATGGTGTCAGGTGAAATAAATACTGCACCCAGAACCGACTGCTCTGCGACTAGATCATGAGGTAGTATTCTAAAATCTTCACTCATGCGCTATCCCCAATATTTTTCTAAATCCACATTCATCACTGCAGCAAGATTCTTTTGCTCAGTTAGGATTTGACGACGATAAGGCGCAAGCCCAGCTTGTCGCTCCTCCTCACTTCGTGGCAAGTAATATCCGTTCGGCTTCATCTTCTTAGCTACGATAGGATGCCCAAAATTGACACGCAGGCTTTCGATGATTTCTTCTACCTTACGTTTTGAGAGCCCAGTTTCTAAACGAATTTCACTGGCTTGGATTGGCAAGTCGAAGGTCGCACAATTGATAATCATGTTTAAGACACGAATTTCTAACTCATTCATACTGCGACTAACACTCATGTCTTTGCCCTCCATTTTCTTGGATTCTGACGGAAATCCATGGTCATTTCCTGATAAAGCAAACGCCCATTTTCTTCTAAGAGACCTGCATTTTGCTTTCTTAGAAAATCATTGTTACTTGCTTCTTCATGATAATCACGAGCGAGCCTGTCGTAATCTTCGATGCATGCTCTAAAAACTTGTGGTACGTCCTCAATCGATGAAGCGA